ACTGTGAGTTTGCCATCGTGTGCCGCATGGCCACGCCGGGCAGACAGCTCTACTCCAGACCGTACTACTTCTCGGTGTTCCGTGACTCCTGGTTCGATATTTACGAGCTCATCGGTCTTGGCAAGCGTTACATGATCAAGAATACCTCGGCTCCGCGTCTGCAGATAGAGGTGCATGATGACTATTGGGATATCGTCTGCGACAACGAGGGCATCACCGATGAGGATGAGCGCAAGGCACGTGTCAAGAAGGAAAAGCAGCGTATCATCGATTTCGTCTGCGGGCCGAAGAATGCCGGCAAGGCACTCATCAGCGGCTACTACGTCGACCCTTCAGGCCATGAGCACTCCATGGTGCGCGTCATCAACCTGAACCAGGGAAAGAAGGAGGGCGGCGACTGGGCCGACGATATGCAGGAGGCGGCCAATACGCTCTGCTTCGGCTTTGGCGTGCATCCCAACCTGATTGGTGCCACACCGGGCAAGAGCCAGATGAACAATTCCGGCTCTGACAAGCGCGAGCTGTTTGTCATGAAGCAGGCGATGGAAAAGCCGTTCCATGATGTGATGATGAAGCCCTACCATGTGGTGCTGCACTACAATGAGTGGAGTGATAAGGTGACAGTCGACGTGCCCATGATCATGCCTACCACTCTCGATGAGAACAAGGATGCAAAGGAAGTAACCTTAAATAATGATGGCAATGGAAATAACTAAGAGTGAATTTGAGGCGATACTGTCTGTGGCGACCTCTGCACATGTAGAGGTATATGAGAAGGTGGAGCCGCATTTTATGGCTTCATATGATGAGTGCAAGGCTGACGTTCTCGGGGATGTGGGAACGTCAGCCGCTGAGGGAGAGAATAATGAAAAGCTGACTGTGGCCGTGAAACAATGGGTGGCTATTCATGCATTCCTCGCCGTGTTCCGTCAGCTCGACCTGGTACTGACCCCCACCGGCTTCGGTGTCGTCAGCACCCAGCAGATGGCGCCTGCCTCGAAGCAGCGCGTAGATGCCCTGATAGGTCATCTTCGTGACAGTGCGCTGCGGGCTCATGGTGAACTCCTCTTCCGTCTGTGTCACGTAGAAGGATGGGGTACAACTGACCAAGCTAAGGAGAATATCGATACGTTATTCTACGACTTCAGGATGCTGCAGAAGATGCAAGGCCCTGCGACTTCGCATCTGGAATGGCAGGCTGCTCAGCGGCTTATAGGAGAGGCCGACGAAGCGCTGCGCCTGAAGCTGAGCAACCAGTATATGGATCATCTGCTGAATGCAGTCCGATGTGGCACGGTGACTGCCGATGACAAACCGGTCATCTTCCAGTGCAAGCATATCATCAACCTCTGGATTGCCGGTGACCAGGAGGCCGTCAAGCTGAAGATGCGCCGACTGTTGAACACGCTCGACGCAGATCTGGCAAAATATACCATCTATAGAGATTACGGATATCCAGTAAACCATCATGAGAATTTTCAGAACACTAAGGACGCACCGGCCTACATTTTTGGCTGATGGCTCGATAGACCTCTATGCGCCTACATCGTGGCGCAAGATGACTCAGACACAGCTTCGCTATGTGCTGATGCTGCTGTCGATGTGGGAGAGCATGGAACGTGTGAAGACGTATATGCTCGTGCGTTTTGCAGGTTTCCATATCAAAGGCTATGCGCAGCGCGTGACACGTGATCAACCGCAAAGCTACAGCTGCTGGTTCCGACCTGCATGGTGGAAGCCCCGCTGCTGGTTCACACTGGAAGCCTGGCAGGTGCAGAGTTTCATCCAGCAATTCGACTTCATCGATCCGTTCGACGGCATGGATGTGCGGCTGGAGCGCATTCACGGCTGTCGGGCGGTCGACGATATCCTGGACCATTATCCATTCGGCGACTACCTCATGGCAGAACAGTACTATCAGCTGGCCGTCAGCAGCAGGAAGCCGGAGATGATAGAGAAGCTGGCATGCTTCCTTTATGTCAAAACGAAACACCACGGCTTCCTGTGGCTGAAAAAGAAAGAGGTGCACCCTACCCGACTGTCTCTATCTCCCGCTGAACAGATGGGCACACTACGTTGGTTTGCCCATGTAAAGAGCGAGTTTGCAGAACGCTGGCCATACTTCTTCAGGAAGGTGGATGCCGACATCGAGGAGATGGACATCGACCTGATGGGCGCCATGGACGCACAGATCCGCGCACTGACAGAGGGTGATATTACCAAGGAAGAAACCATTAAGGCCCTTCCCTGCTGGCGTGCGCTCACGGAGTTGAACGAGAAGGCCCGCGAGGCCAAGGAGTTTCACGAAAAATATGACAAGAAATGATATTCGACGCACTTCACTACTTTGAGACGCTGGCACAGCAGAACATCCTGTGCCGCAAGAACAGCTTCATGCCTGTATTCTGCTCAGGACCAGACAGCATCGAGGGCGTGATGCAACAGTTCCAGAAGACGGCCAACTTCGTGATGATCGATGACACCACCGACCAGAACCTGTACTCGGAAGGTGTCTCGTACTTCAAACGCCGCGTCTATACGGTCTTCGTCCTGGCATCCTACAAGTGGGATGACATGGAAGACCGCGAAGAGAAGCTGAACCTCTGCAGGGAGATATTCCAGCAGTTCGTGCGCCGCATGATATGGGACAGGGCAAGGCATGAGAATGAGGATGATGACATCACCTTCCTCAATGTCGAGAAGATATATTCCAAGGAGTTCGGACGCTATACCATGAACGGTGTCACGGGACTATACTTCATGGTAGAGAACGATGAGCCGACATCGATGGACTATGAAGATGAGCAGCAGCTGGAGAGCGAATGGGTAACGGAAGAGGAGGATGACTGATGGGAACATCGTATGAACGGCTTGGTGGGCGTGTCTCTGGTCATGGACGTCGTGGGCATTACTTCAACGAGAAGGAAATGCAGGAGTACGAGCGTGGCTGGTCGAAGATGATGATGGATATCTGGAGAGAGAAGATCCAGCAGCTGAACATCACCGACTCTGGCGACCTGCAGAACTCCATGGAGGAACTGGTGACCACTGGGAACGTAACCACCATAGAACACAAGTTCCTGCAGTATGGCCTTTTCGTGGCCGCTGGCGTCGGCAAGGGCTTCGCTCATGGCAATGGTGGCGACCTGCTCTTCATGGGCGACAAGTACCGTGAGGGTAAGCGTGCCTATGAGTCGCGACAGGTGGGTGCCGGTCTGTCTGCAGGTCACATGAAGAGTCCCAAATTCGAAGAGGTGACAGTCAAACGTGGACCTAATGCCGGAAAGCGTGCGGCTCTTACCTCAGGAGAGAAGCGCATGCCCCGTGACTGGTTCTTCAAGAAATACTACTATTCCATCCGTCGCCTGAACCTGAAGGAGTCAGCCTTCTATGGACGGGCATACCAAGGCCTGATGTCCACGTTCCTCGATGAGTTGTTTACAGGCACCATCCGGAGCAACCGCTTCTGATGTATTTTTATTTCCATAGGGAAAATTTTAAATTTGCATGAAAATAACAACCAATGGCACAAAGTAGGTCATACATACAACAGTTCTTTGAAGGCATCCGCGACGAACGCAGAACCAGCGCCAATACGGCCACCCGTATCGGCACGGCCTTCCTGATGCTGCTGGAATATATAGCTGCCATTGACTACCCATATCTGAGGAAGGACACCGACGATACGGCTGAAGGGCATATCACCTTCCTGCAGGGCATCACCGCACACCTGCAGTCGCTCTTCGAGGGTCTGAGCTTCTCAGACATACTGGAGAGCGACGGGGCCACAAGCGGCTTCGACGGACAGGGCATCACCATGACAGCCGGCGACGGCAAGATACAGGCCGACGCCCTCGAGATAAGGGGATGGATGCGGGTGGCCAAGCTGGTGTACAACATGATTCAGGTCATGGAGCAGGACTACCAGTTCACAGGCGGTGCAGATATCGAGCGCGTGGAGCTTAACCAGGACGGAACGCTGACGCTACATATCCATAAGGAAAAGGAGGGACGCCATGTGTCGTTTGCCGACTTCGACATCCTCATGGGCAAGGTCGATGAGAATACGGGCAGCGGAGGCAGCTATGAATACTATACCTCATGGACCCGCGTCTGCGAGAACGGCGTGACGCTGAATGACGGCATGACGCCGGACACGGTACGCGTGGAGATGTGGGAGGACAATAGGGTGCCGGGCGGCAGGAACTTCCCGCCAAAGGCGATGATGACCGTGGCAAAGCGCGGCAATACGCGCAATGCCGCCAGACAGTCGTTCTGGGAACTCTCCACCACCGATCAGCGCATCACCTACTACTGGCACGTGGACCAGCCCGTGCTGCGTGCCGACAACTACGCCCTGTGCCTCGGCATACTGCCTGACATACTCGATGCTGCAGGAATACTGCCTGGTGATATACGCGACAAAAGCATGCCCTCGCTCTATGTCAACACCATATTCTATGAGCATGCACACCATATCTACTATCCGAGCCGCGTGGTCAAGGAAGACAGGGGCGAATGGGTGGCCACACCGACGGCTGCCTATACGGGCATGGGTGGCACATACGACGGCGTGCAATATGTGCAGGGACAGACCATCAGCGAGCCGTACCACTGCGAGAGCTTCAGCAGGAATATGTGGCTCACATACCGGCTCTCTCCGGCACATACCAGTCTGACAGACGAGCAGCTGCTGCAGAAGATGCGTAAGGAGTGGCATGTTGATCTCGAGACATCGCGCGTATGGCACTATGGCGCACTGTGGGAGTGCCTGGTGGAGGGCACTACTGAGGAACCCGGATTCTCCAGCGACTGGACGATGGTCAGCGGACTGCAGGCACGGATGGACTTCATCTTCGACCGCGGCACCCTCGTCTGGGTCGATGACGTGACGCTGATGGCAGAGGCACGCATCCTGATAGGCACGTCGGACGTGACCGATGATGTGTTGCAGAAGGCTGCTCAGGGTAGCCTGAATATGTCGTGGGCGTGGGAACGGTTATCCGGAGAGGGGGCCGTGAAGACAGCAGCCGACGAGCTGTGGCAGCCCACCATAGAAAGCGGTCACCCGAACGTACTGCTCATAGACCACCGCCTGAACACCCCCGGGCGCCGCCAGGACTGCGGACCGCTCTGGGAGAGCCTGATGCGCGTGGTGTACCGCTGCACGGTAGGCATATCGGGAGCCGAGCCGGTCAGCGGAGAGATCGGACTGGGATAGCGGCCACGGTGTTACACAGTTTCAACGGTTTTCAATTTTTCAATTTTTTAATTTTATAATTTTCCAATATGTATTACGTAATAGTACCCCAAGAGGTCTGTGAGCGCCGCAGGGTGTTCACAAAAAACCAGCGCACGCCGGACGGACGTGTGGTGCTGACTCTTCGCGACCTGAGTCTGACCAGGTTCTCGTATGGGCCGGTGGAGATAGTTAACGACGACGACCTGCAGGCCATCATGTCAGCCGGACAGGACGCCGGGAGTGATAACCAGACAGGAAATGAGGAGGAATAGGCTATGGCAAAACAGATTAGCAACAATTTCGTCCTGACCGCAATGATTAACGGTAAGACGCTGATTACCGGTATTAACGTCATCGAAGGCGTACTATACCAGAGTATGGATGCGGCAGGTAACCTGGCACCGGACTGGACGAACGCCGGCCCCAAGTTCAAGGCCGTTGTGAAGGATACCAACGGCGCGGATCACCCGTCGCTGGCAGCATACGAGAAACTGTACTGGAACGGCGTGGAAGTGACGTTCGCCAATACGGGACTGAGCAACGCCATAGGTTCTGCCTTTGCCGCAGGTACGTTCAAGCGCACCACAGGCAGCGACGGCACCTATACCTACCAGATCATGAAGAACTTCTTCAGCGCGTCCACCAACGCCGACAGCGACCATTTCCGTATCGAGGGCAAGATTGAACTCGTCGGCGGCAACTACCAGGAGTTCACCACGCCAGACCAGCCCGTCACGCTGGTACGATACTCGACTGGAGGCACGCCGTACATCGTGCTCATCAACAACGTGCACAATATCACCACACAGGGAGGAACGGGCTACATGGATGCCTTCCTCTATGATGTGGCTACAATGACGGTGGTGCAGAATGCAACACCGGAGAAGTGGTTCAACGTCGACGGCACAGGAACAGAGGTGGAGTGTACCGCTGCAAACGGCTACACCATCAACGGAAACCGTCTGACTGTTCCCGCCGCAGAGGTGAACGGATATGACAACTTCTGCGCGAGGTTCAAGGTGGGCAATGACTATTTCAGAGGCTATGCCTGCTTGCGGGACGAGACAGACAACATCTATGCGGCCTACGACATCATCGGAGACGTGACGAACGGCGAGGTGGAAGAGAACGGCACGGCAAGGGTGAAGATCTATGTAGCCGACAAGGACGGCAACGTCCTCACATCATGGGGTACACAGACGCTGGTGCCTCATGTGGTACTGAAATGTGACGACGGCACGGCACTGACACCTAATGTCTATTCGGGGACTGCCGACACCCTGGCCAACACGTCAACGGTAGTCACCAATATCAGCTATAAGGGCGAGGCATGGAAAGGCACGCTGGCCGTACCGTATGACAAGCTCGTGTCTGTATGTGGCGGCAGGCTCCAGGGATGGATAAGCCTTGACCCGCAGAGCTAATCCGATAAACCAATTAATTAAAAGACTACCGTCATGAAGAAAAGAACATACGTCGGGGCGTTGACTCGCCCGATATCGCTCACGCCTGCTATTCGGGTGGAAAACCCGTATAATGCCCAGAACACGAACCAGTACGGTACACTGTCACAGGCATTCGACACGCTGACTGGCGAATATTATCCAAACCGTAACACATACCCGACGCTCCTGGGACTGCATGTGCTGATGGAAGACCCCAACAGCGCATCGGCATCAAGCGAGGTTTCGTGGACGGGAAGAAACACCGTTTCGTGGGAGGTGATACGCAACGGAGTCACCACACCCATAACGGCCCAGTCGCTGGGTGACTTTACACTGAGCGGGAATCAGCTGCGCGTAAGGCTGAACCAGACTGTCGCTGACGGGAATGTCCGCGTGCGTGCCACCGGCACATTCTATGACAGCGTGGGACGCCCGCAGACTGCCGTTGCCGAGGAAGACCTGATACTCAGCACATCGACGGCAACCAACCTCACAATACTGCACGACAAGCTGGGGACTGCTGGCTATGTCGGCGACTTCTACCGACTGAACCCGCTGACACTCGACACGGTGGCCAAGATCAATAACGCGGCCAACTGGAAGAAGAAATGCGCCGTGAAACTGTGTGACGGCACCGTGCCCCTGCCTGATGCCTTCTCGCTGATAGCTGACGATGACCCCATCTATGACGATGATTCCTATTTGGACACGCCGGGTGGATCGGCCTTCTATTTCTGGTTCTACCGAACGCCAGACAACCGGCTCATACAATGCACTGAGGACACCGAGTGGCTGGATGCTGCCTGGCTGGCCAACGGAACGGCGTCGAAGGAGGTGACCGTAGACCTGACGAAGGTGAAGCATGTGCTGCTGGTATGCCGTGCAGGCTACATACCCTACGGTCAGCTGGAGGACTATCTGGACGAGGACGGACTGATTCGTCCTGAGAAGCTGTACTTGGGCTTCCGGGAAACGACCTTCGACGTAGGCGTCGAGCTGCCTGACGTGGAACGTATAACTGACGTGGACATTGCCCACTGTAGGCTGGAGCGCACGGAACTGGCAAGCAGCACCATCAACATCGTCAAGCGTGCCATGATCATGGCCGGAGGCACGACGCTCAACGACCTGACTGAGACAACCCCTCACAACAGCAGCACGCAGTCGTGGGTGGAGAAACTATACAATATCGAGTGGTTCGTGATCAGGGGCAACGGTACGGAAGTAAGCATCGGCACGGGCGAGTGGCTGCAGATTACACCATCGCAGCTGGCCACCCTCTATGGTGCTGCGCTGAATGCCGATGCCATGCCTGCCATGAGTATCAACGTGGAACCACGATATCCCAAGCTGACGGGTAACAACTACGTTGAGGGTTACAGGCGTGGTGCCAGTGCCATCACACCGAGCCAGCAGCAGGGTAACAAGGGTTTCCTGAAGCAGCTGGACTTCTGGCTGATGGACACCACGGACAATGCCGGAGATACCACACGGGGAATGAAGCTGCAGAGAAACAACATCCTGCGTTTCGCCGGTGGCGGATGGGCGCCTGCAGTACGCATCAGCCCTGAAATGGCTGCCGACGCAGAACTGGAGCTGTGGCGGAAAAATGCTGGCGGTACCTACGTGAAATACTGCGATGCCGGACAGTATGACCCGGAATCGTTTGTAGAGAGTGTCCTGCGTCCCTATTTCGGCGGCACGCTGAGCGGGTGGTTCACTGAGTCGGACGGCGGATGGCCACGCCTCTATAAGAAGAACGGCAGCAACTACGTGGAAGCACATGCCCTGATGCCTTGGGAGACCACCGAGACGAAATACACCGTCGGCATCGGATACGGCTTCGGTGTGTACCTGCTGGACCACCAGCAGAGAGAAGGCGGCGATTGGGAATGGAACGGCATATTCACTGACGTACATGAGTGGGATGGCATCGACTTCTCGCAGTACTACCTGCCGCCGACGGCATTCTCTCCCGGCCCGTCGACACAGATCGTCGAGAACGGAAAGACGGTGCTACGCAACTTCTTCTACCTCGCACACCCGCAGGGCGGCATAGGCGGCGTATCGGCAGCAGGCATCCTCGGCAGCACGATGTTCAACGAGACCGGACGTGCCTATCCCAAGATGGATGATATCAATGCCGTATCCAATGCTACCAGGGCAAGGGCCAACAACAGCGTTGCCGGTCGCAGCTATCCGTACGCTGAGGGTGGCTACCATACGCTGAACACGCTGATCACGTCACAGGAACTGCTCTATTCACGCAGGAACCCGTTCCTGAATACGCTGTTCGGCAGTGGCATCAGCAGCAACGATGACTGTAATAGCGAGGCCACCTGGCGCCAGAACGGCGGTGTAAGGCATAAGATAAGCGGTGCATCCAGCTACGGCTACTGTAATTGGAGTGGCAATCTGCCCGTGAAGAGCGCTACAAGCAGTAGCAAGAACGCAAGCGAGGAAATGAACGACTACCATGCCAAGGAACAGTGTATGGAAGGCCAGATTGCGGCATCGTTCGCCGCTGAGTTCGGCATTGCTGCTACTACCGATGTGACCAGTCCCGTGTACTTTACCGTCTATGGAGGTAAATATTACTGGATGGAACCCGAGAACATCGACTCGCTCGCTGAGGGATATATGAATGTCCGCATGTATCGTGAGATGCGCGACACGCTGACAGGCTATGACTCCGGTGGTACGCAGACGACCTGCGACTTCACGGCCATCCTGCGCATGAGCCTGATGGGCGGCATGAATATCTCTGGCGATATCTATGCATATACCCAGGGCGGTGCCGAGGTGATTGGCGAATGTACCGTAGAACCAGCCACGTCGAAAGTAGGCAATCCGATAGTGTCATACTTGATTCCTGACCAGAAGAAATGGTTGAACGATACTTCCGATGTCAAGAACAGCCCGGCAAAGTTCCTGATCGAGGACTGTGCCGACGCCATCAAGACGGGCGAGGGGACAAACCTGGCTGACGGCTACTACGGACGTCGCATCGGCTACTCGCCCATCAAGGCGAGCAACGCCGGTAGTCTGTCGAGCTATGAGTGCTGCTATGGCTATACCAGAAACGAATGGGGTTCTGCCGTCGGCAAGCGTGCTCGTATAAGCCTCCGCTTTCGTGGTCATGCGGCCCTTACGATCAGCTCGCCGCGTTTTTGGTCTGCGTCCTCTGCCGCGTCGCTTGCCCTTCGCAACTTTGGGGGCTCGACTCAGGCTTTGATTGGCACGTAATGCGCAGCAGCGCTGCAAGCGCAACAAAGCCGCTGCAAGCGGCGGGGAAGTCGGCCGTCAGGCCGACCAGAATAGAAAATTTTTTTGGATTTACTCTCTTAGTCGGACAAAAATGATTACCTTTGCGTCGAATTTCGCTACGGGTGTCGCGTCAACCTCTGCATAGGGACAGAGGCTCTGAAACGCGAAGACGTGACTGAAAAAGGGTGATGCATCACTGGGCCTCCGCTTTCGTGGTAATGCGAACAATACGAACAGCTCGCCGCGTAATTGGAATGCGAACAATGCCGCGTCGAATGCCAATCGCAACTATGGGGGCTCGACAAAGGTGAGAAAAAAAATTAAGAAATGGTTTCGTGATGCACACCTGCCTGGAAACGGCAAACATACAAGACCTGCGGGGTGGCGGCACCATAAAAGGTGTGACTGGTAAGCACCCCATGGCTCAGCCTGAAAAGGCTAAAAGTGAAAAAGTACAATTAATTGTTTAACCAAGTGATGCCGGAACAGTATGCATACTGCACGATGAAGACAGTGGAAGCTGCGGAGCAGGCAGCCCTCAAGGGACGTGCTGCCAGCAGGGATGGAAACGAGTGGCTTTCCCGTAAGACGGAAAACCGCCGTGCCTTGCTTGACAGTGCGCTCCAGCTGACACTCAGACCTGAGTACAGGCAACTGGAAAAGACCAACAACAACGGCAAGGTGCGGCAGATTGACGCACCGACGCTGAAGACGCTGGTCATGCAGCACCTCTGGATTGAGATGGTCATGCCTTTCTATATGGATGCGGAGCCCGGTGTGGGACGCAACTGCCTCGAAGGGCGTGGTGTGACGTCCGACAGACGGGAGGGCAGCATCCTGAAGGAGGCCAAGCGCTTGTTCTACGACCGACGCGATCTGAACTTCCTGGCTTGTGCCGACCAGCGGCAGTGCTACCAGCGACTCACCGCCCGGACATACCGCCTTGGCATGAAGGTGCTGCGTGACAGGGTGCTCAGTAAGACCAGACCAGAGAAAGTCAGTGGGACCATCGCATTCTGGCGCTGGCTCATAGACCTGGGTGAGCAGGTGTCGTTCATCGACGGACGGCTGCCCATCGGGACGCCAACCAGTCCGCTGATCCATCACATCGCCATGCTACCCTTTGACCTCTGGCTGACAGAGAACTTCCAATGGGCAGTTCGCTATGCTGATAATGTCTGGGTAGCTACCGAGTCAAGAAAGGAGGCACAGCAGGCCCTCTGGCGCATCCGTCAGTACTGGTGGTATGTCTACAGGCTGAGGACCAAGCGGCATGGTGCCGGTGTGGTTCCCATCAGCGAGAAGGGGACTGACCTGTGCGGCTATGTGCTGCAGCGGTTCCCTGACAAGTCGCCCACTGACCACAACAAGGGACTGACGAGGATGCGCCCCGCCACGCTGCACCGTGCCGTGCGCAGCAGAAGCGATGAATCATGGGCTGCCTACTTCGGGCTGATGAAGCATGCTGACTGCTACGGCATCATGCAAGAAACCGAGCAGAGAATGAAACTGACTGAACTGACAAAGAGAGTGAGGATTGACCGCGAGATGGATGCCAGGAACATAGAGATGAAGGAGCTGGAGGGCATCGAGCATACTGTATACAAGTACGAGATCCGTAAGGGACGCGAGGGTGACAACTGGATGAAGGCACTCATCGGCATACCGGAGATGGACCCGCAGACGAACATGCCTACGGGACGGATACAAGCACGTGAGTACCATGGGAACTACCAGGGCATCATACGTTGGCTGAGGGAACTCGAAAAGACAGGCATCGACTTCCTGCCCATCGAGGATGCACGTATCGTGAACCAGTGCGGATTTATCTATGAGGGAAGCACCAATCAGATTCAATTTATAGAGGAAGGAACATGACAGTCAGAAATAGAGTTGTCAGCAACAGTTTCACACTGCATGCGAAGGCCAAGGATGGCGTGACGTACCAGATTGTGTTTACTGAGGCATGGGCGCGTGTAGATAACTCCAACAATATTACGGCTCGCCTGAGAGGCAATGCCTACAAGATAGAGGGCAGTACTCGTACACCCTTGAATAATGTCATGATAAGGTATGGCTACATCCTGACCGATTCAGGAACATATGCTGATACTACAACAAACTCTTCCGGCTATTTCACCGAAGACAACTGGTTTGACGGAGACGAATACGGAACGAATAGCGAATTCAACAAGGGTTCGAAAACCATTTTTGCCGCCATCATCATCAACAGCGAGGTGAAGTGTGTCGAGCACGTGCTGTTAGTCAAGGATAGCCCTGCCACCATACACTATTCGTTGGAGGTCAGCACCAATCAGATCCGCTGGGGGGAAGACTATGCCGGTTTACGATGGTTTAATCCTGCGTCATATAATCTGAGGCTGATAAGATATGAGGGCAGCACGGCAACGGTGCTGTCATCACTGCCGAGCGGCTATCACCTGTATTATTTTGCTTACGATGGCGATACGCTGGTCGACAGCGGCAGCAGCCAGTTTGGCAGTTTTGATTCAGATTCAGAGTTCAGCTATGTAAACGTCTGCGACAAGGTGGAGTATATCCTCTGTACGGATAGCTTGACACCAGCATCTCCAGACAGTGCCCATAACGTCATAGGCAACGTGGTGGTCACGGCCTCGCGCGACTACTACCGTATGCTGATACCGGCAGGAACATACCAGAGCAAGCTGTATGTCCGTGATGACAGCACGACACCGCTGGTATATTACAATAATTCTTATTGGTACCTTGAGGCAGACAGCAATAATATAGGAACGGTACAGAATCCGAACTACGAAGCACCATCTGATAATTCCAATTGCTGGAAGCGGGCTACCAACGAGTTCCAGGTCATCCTTACGCAGATGCTCTTCACGGAATTTGCACGCATGGGTGGCTTCATCGTCTATAACAACTTCTTTATCTCCCAGTATGGCACGCTGATAGGCAATAATACAGCTGATGTCAAGGTGAACGTGTCGAACGTCGGTACGCAGTATAGTGGTACGAAGAACAGTCAGGCGTTTACGTCCGTGCCTTACGGATGGTTCGACGGCTCAGACCCGATGGGAGAAACGGTTACGTCTGGCACTACATACAAGTTCCGACCCATGAAGGTGGTTAACGCACTCACTGGAGAGGAATGGATGGCAGAGGGTAAGGTGCTTGTTTCCGCCAATGGCGACTTGTCTATTAAAGGGGCGATGATGTCAGATAGAGTCACGCTTCAGACATTGAATGGTGCATCTGCCGTTTATCTGCTGTGGGACGGGTCTGATGACATGTCTCAGTCAACAGCATTACAGGGTAGCGTCTTTATCCTCACCGGTGAGATAACGCAGAACGTCGAGATATTCTTGCCGCCTCCCGCAAGATATCCGGGGCTGACAATAGAGATCCTTATAACAGATAAGACAGCGTCGTCTTACGAGATGCTACTAGAGGTCGGCGACGTGATGAACGACAGCTACCAAGACGTAGGGGGTAACAGCTGCTATCCTTTCTGGCATCCCGAGGGGGCGAATATAAACAACCAGTCACAGCCCGACAACCCGTCAACAGTACAACGGGTGCCATTGAAGTCTGGCACCTCAGGACGTTCTCATTCACTGATCAGGCTAACGTCGGGCAATAAGTACGGAAGCAATCAGGCAGACGGGTATAATGGATACATGTGGTATGTCAAAGAGTATGCAAGATATTGAGGAAAACGACAGGAGATACTGACTAAGACAAAGTTGTATTTTTAACCGCCATTGTTTCATACTACCTTTGTATCGACAAACATATAAAGCGTATGAAACAGAATACTAAAGACTGGATGCAACACTCGTCGGCGATGGCACTCATTGCGTCGTCAATCGCCATGGGTTTCATCTGCTTCCTGACAACGGAAGAGATAGGACCGGGACCGCTGACATACATTGGCGAGTCACTGTCTGCAGCACTGTTGCTCTTCGGGGTGACAAACTATTTCTCCAGCGAAGTAGCACGTTTCAAGAACGACATGCGTCAGCACGTCCAGGAACTACTGCAGGAAGAGAAAGGAGGGGAACATGAGAATGATGACAACAAGTAACCAGGGAAAGAACCTGATCAAGGAATTCGAAGGCCTCAGGCTGGATGCCTACCGCTGTCCAGCTGGTATTCCCACCATCGGATGGGGGCATACGAAAGGCGTGAAGATGGGACAGCATATTACTCTCGCAGTGGCCGAAGACCTGTTGGTAGAGGATATCGCCCCCATCGAGCGCCTGCTTAACGGCTTGAAGATAAACTTCCGGCAGGAACAGTTCGACGCGCTCGTATCCTGGATCTTCAATTTCGGTGAAGGAAAATTCAAGGGTTCCACGATGTATAAGCGCATTGTCGGGAATGCCAAGGACGAAGAGATTACCGACCAGATGGTCAAGTGGATCAACGCCGCAGGCTGTCCACTTCCGGGCCTCATGAAGCGCCGCGTGGCAGAAGCCAACCTCTTCTTAGGTTGTGAGAAATACAAGATTGCAAACATGATTATAGTCAAGGTATGAAGAAAATTATTACTGCAGCAATTATCGGCATCGCCATCGTGGTGATAGCCCGATACGGACAGGAAGGTTACAAGAGTGAAATCAGGCAGCTGAAGCAGCAGCTGGCACATGCCCAGATCCAGGTGCCCGTAGAGCACGACACCATCATGATTCACGACACGCTCCGCGATGTGGCCACGTCGCCGGTCATCATGGCTGAGCTCCGTGACCTGCGCCGCCAGCACCTCATCGATGAGGAGACCATCAAGACCCTGGGACTGAAAATAAAGCAGCTCGATGCCGTACAGACCACGAGCCTCGAGACAAAGGATACTGCGCGAGCAGCCGTTGTTATAAATAGTAGTTTGTTTAGTTATGAAGACGAGTGGAGTCATCTGGAGTTCTCTCTCGACGACTCCACTTTTTACTACAACATCCGCGACTCGCTGGCGACAGTCGTCTATCATGAGTACAAGCACCGCTTCCTCTGGTGGCGCTGGGGCGTGAAGGGCTACCATGTAAAGATCGTCAACTTCAACCCTCACGCACGCGTAGCATATAATAGGTATGTCAAGCCTGAGAAATAATCTCGGGCTTTTTTGATTTTGTCTAAATAAGGAATCCGAGAGATCATTTATGGTGGGGATTCTTGCAAATTTTTGGAAAAGTCCGTATCTTTGCAGACGAGATTTATGGCAGAAAAGAAAACATCATTCTAAGACAAACTTATGGCAACCGTGGCACTGACAAGTCAGGACTACTCTGATTTGCTGAGATACTTAGCCTTCGATCGTAGAAGGGTAGTGCTCAACAATACGCAGGTAAACAAATTGTTGTTTATGTGTTATGGTACTTATTATGCCAGGACTTCAAAGAGATTGTTTGAAGAAACGCCCAAGGCATGGCCTTTTGGTCCAGTCTTTCCGCGCGTTTACAAAACATTTGACCAGAAGTCTATGCCTATCAGCATAAAAGAGAACATTTCTCTTTTTAGCGAGAACCGAGAAGCTGTTAACATTTGTGTTTCTGTCATAGACAAGTACAGTCACGCCAGCGCCTATAATCTGAGCATGTGGTCACATAAAGAAGGGTCTCCATGGTACCAAACCGTTTACTCTGAGACTCCGATAGTTTGGAACAAAGAAATCAAGGATGAAATCATCAAAGAATACTTCGTCAAATACCCAGTCATCTCAGCAAGCTGACAGTTCTCTGGACATCTTGCAAGGGAAGAATTCAAGGAACGAAGACTTTATTCCTTGGAGCAATTTCTTTTATAAGATATGGTGGAATATTCGCAATCTCTTCTTAAACCCTTTCAGGGAGAAGAAGAAGGAATTGCAACTATTGGATCAGGTGAGCATCATTATCAGCGAGGGCGATCCGGTAAAGGTGGCTGAGACATGCGAAAAATATATTGCGCTGCATCGTATAGTGGAAAACACAAGAGCACGACGACGGCTCGAGAAATGGATAACGCGCCTGATAGTAAGTTATCTCGTCATTGTTTTTTTATTGGTGCTTTCTAATTCTTCATCATCCTGTCTTGCAGAAAGAGGACTTCCATACATCAAGATGGAATCAAGTATCGTTATCGCTCTTTTAACAACCACTACGGTCAATATTGTTGCATTAGGTATTATATTGGTAAGGGGACTTTTTCATGAGCATGAAAATAAGGACATGAACAAGGAGAATCCTTCCAAAGCAGAATCTTAGAATGAGTCTAAAAAAGACTGATAACATAAAAATTTTCACGGAATCGCTTGGCGGTTCCGTTTTTTCTTCCTATCTTTGCATCGTTCAAACTTAATAGCGACAGGAAGTCGCTGCCTCAGGGTGGCTATTTTTATGTCCGTACTTTATTGGTAAAAGATATCGCAGCAACCGCGTCGTGGATACGGAAACGCCCACGGAGTTTTGCTATTAAGACTTGAACAGCGCGTAGTGCTGCATTTTTATTGTTCAAAAATTAATAGTT